CTTTGAGGAAATAGGGCTGGCAGATTACGTCTTCGATCTCTCGCCTGAACAGCTTGAGGGCGCTCTCCGACGCTTGGACGCCATGATGATGGAATGGAACGCGCAAGGCGTTCGTCTTGGCTATCCCGTTGCAAGCAGTCCGCAAGACAGCGATCTGGACACAGAGACCGGCACGCCTGACAGCGCATGGGAAGCGGTTATCACTAACCTCGCTATTCGCATTGCCCCAGGCTACGGCAAGACCGTCTCGCCCGATACAAAAGTCATGGCAAAGAATGCCTATAACATTCTGTTGCAACGCGCTGCATTCCCGCTTGAGAAACAATTGCCTGAAACCATGCCGATTGGTCAGGGTAACAAGCCGTGGCGCTGGGACAATCCTTACGTCTATCCGCCTGTCGATCCCGTGGATGCTGGGCCGGATGGCCCTATTGAATGGAGTTAATCAATGCCGACTATTAACCAGCTTCCGCTGATCACGCAGGTCTCAGGCGGTAACAATGTCGTTCTGTGGGTTCCCGATCAGGGTGATAGCCGCCGCGCATCAATCACAACACTGATTGAATATATCCAAGCCAACATGGATGGCGTTGTTTGCACTTCGGTTCAGACCACGCCTTCGACCTTTGCGCAGCTTCCTAACGCTGTCGGCCTGACTGGTGGGCGTGCATTCATCACTGATGGCAGCACTGCAACCTTCGGCGCAACCGTTGCTGGTGGCGGCGCAAACAAGGTTCCCGTTTATAGTGATGGCGCTGTCTGGAAAGTCGGCTAATTGAAAAAAGATAGCCGCCTCGCCCGTGCTGGTGTTTCGGCTTTCAATAAGCCCAAGCGCACGCCTGACCATCCGAAGAAGTCGCATATCGTTGTCGCCAAGGAAGGCGATACGATTAAGACGATCCGATTTGGTGAGCAGGGCGCGAAGACTGCTGGCAAGCCCAAGAAGGGCGAGTCTGAAGCCATGAAAAAGAAGCGCGCCTCCTTCAAAGCTAGGCACGCGAAGAACATCGCCAAGGGCAAGATGAGCGCCGCCTTCTGGGCTGACAAGGTAAAGTGGACAATAATTCCAATTGGTATTACAGTGATGACATTCCAAGGAGTGTCAGATGCCAAATTTCAATCTCAAGGTGACAGTTATTTGCCAACGGTGTCAGCAGACGCGAGAGGCGCGTGGTGATGTTGTTCGCAAAGCCCAACGCGAAGGTCGCATATTGCTCTGCAAGCCATGCAGAAACCAAACGCGATTTGAGGGCAGGTCTCATCCCACAAAGGGAACTGGCATTAAGCATGACCAAGAAAGGCATCCTGCTTACAAAAGTTATGCGAGGGCAAAACGCAGGTGTCGGCAAGGCAAGAAGCATCACCCAGCGTATGAGAATGTTGAGTTTCGATTCAAAAACTTTGAAGAATTTTTCGCAGAACTTGGGCCTCGGCCTGATGGATGCTCAGTTGATCGGATTAATCCGTTAGGCCATTATGAATCTGGAAACGTGCGATGGGCAACGGTTTTGGAGCAAGCCGCTAATCGGATGCCGAGAAATTATTGGAAGCCGTGAAGTGGTGACTATCTGACCCACTTGTGCTAATTATATTTGAAGGAGTTTTAGAATGGCAAATATAGAAAGCTTTTCACCGGCATATGGTCAGGCCCTTGTGGTTACACCTGGCAATGCCTCGGCAACCAGCAGCATTCCTGTCAACACCACATCGCTTTGCATCACCAGCCGCAATTCGGTTGAATGCTTCATCCGCGTTGGCACTGGCACTATCGCTGCAACGACTACTGACTATCTGATTCCGCCCAATGGTCAGGTAAGCATCAGCAAAAACCGCGATTTTGATAAGATCGCATATATCGCACCTGCTGGCGGCGGTTCGTTGCACATCATGCCGGGTGAGGGCTTCTAATGTTCCTATTGACGCGCCTTCGCACCCGCCTTCGGTATTTCAATACTGGTGGCGGCCCCGTGCTTGGCGCACTTCTTCAGGAAGATGGGGATTTCCTTTTGCTTGAGGATGGCGGCTATATCCTTCTTGACGGATAAAACATGGTTCAGATTCCAATCATCAACGGTATCTTTACGGATAATGGGCCTGACTTTCGCACGTCATATCCTGTAAACTTCATCCCTGTTCCCAAAACCAACGGGATCAGTGAAGGCTTTCTGCGTCCTGCTGATGGCTTGATCGCTAATGGAACAGGCCCCGGCACAGATCGCGGCGGCATCAATTGGCGCGGCGTTTGCTATCGGGTGATGGGTTCCAAGCTGGTAACTGTTGGCCCAACTGGAACGATCACAATCCTTGGCGATGTTGGCAATGATGGCGAACTGGTAACGCTGGATTACGACTTTGATCTTTTGGGCATCGCGTCAAACGGCAATCTGTTCTTTTGGAATCCTGCCACCTCAACGCTATCGCAGAACACCGATCCTGATCTCGGCACTGTCTTAGACACGGTATGGGTGGATGGCTATTGGATGACCACGGACGGGGAGTTTCTGGTTGTCACCGATCTTGGAAACCCGCTGGCAGTCAATCCGCTTAAATACGGATCTTCGGAAATTGACCCCGATCCAGTTGTTGCATTGCTGAAACTGCGCAATGAGATTTACGCGCTGAACCGTCACACTATCGAAGTGTTCGATAACGTTGGCGGCGATCTATTCCCGTTCCAGCGCATCGAGGGCGCACAGATCGAAAAGGGCGTCATTGGCACCCACGGCTGCTGCGTTTATATGGAGAACATTGCGTTTCTGGGCAGCGGTTTTAACGAAGCCCCAGGAATCTATGTCGGCGCTAATTCGCAGACACAAAAGATCAGCACGCAAGAGATTGATATGCTGCTTCTGGATTATACCGAAGCGCAATTAGCAAGCGTGAAACTGGAATCGCGCAACGATAAATCGCACCAACATCTTTATGTCCATCTGCCCAATAAGACGTTGGTCTATGACGCATCGGCAAGCCAAGACCTTGGGCAGCCCGTCTGGTTCATCCTGACTAGCAGCCTTGTGGATTACAGCCAGTATCGCGCACGCAATCTGGTCTGGTGTTATGACAAATGGCTGGTTGGCGATCCAGCAAGCAACAACGTCGGTTACATGACGCAGGATATTTCCTCGCACTATGGAGTAAAGGTGCGCTGGGAATTTTCCACGACCATTCTTTATAATGAAGGGCGTGGCGCGATCATAACGAATCTGGAACTGGTCGGTCTGACTGGATCGGCTGCGTTTGGTCTCGATCCGACAATCAATACGTCCTATTCCACTGATGGACAGACGTGGAGCCAACAGAAGTTTATCAAGGCTGGCAAGCAGGGACAGCGTGCAAAGCGTCTTGTGTGGTTCCAGCAGGGATGGATGCGTAACTGGCGCATACAACGCTTTCAGGGTAATTCAGACGCACATATGTCTTTTGCTAGGTTAGAAGCCCAGATCGAGGGATTGGCGTTCTAATGGCTACGCCGTTCCGCCTTAATCTGACACGCGATCAGCTTGCTATGTTCCTTCAGGATCATGAGCAGATCAAGCAGTTCGAAAAGCTGTTTCAGATTGTCGATACCATCAACACGGTAACGCTTGATGACGTGAGCGTCTCGGCTGGCAATGCTGGTGCATCTGCGAACGAAGCGTTAAGCCAAGTCGAAGCCCTGCAAAGCCTTGTTCAGCTATTGGCCTATGCACCTGAGAGCGCATCACAAAGCGATATAGATGCACTGCAAGACCAGATCACCGCATTGCAGCAACAGCCGCCACCTAAAGAGTTTCGCACGCCGCGCTTCGGATCGTTCTACGACACGACAACGCAGACAGCAGCGGCAATCAATACCGCTTATGCGATGACCATAAACACAACCGATCTTTCTCAGGGTGTGTACATCGGATCACCGGCTTCGCGCATCTATGTAGATCGCCCTAATGTTTATAACGTGCAATTCTCTGCGCAGTTGGACAAGACCACAGGCGGCGTTGGGCTGGTCTGGATTTGGCTTCGCAAGAATGGCGTCGATGTTCCAGACAGCACTGGATTTGTTCGCCTCCAAGGTAACAACGCAGAATTGTTGGCTGCATGGAATTATCTAGTCCAACTTAACGCAGGCGACTATATTGAGATTATGTGGGAAGTTGATGATACTTCCGTTCAGATATTGTATGAAGCCGCAACAGCCGTGCATCCGGCAACTCCGTCTGTAATTGTGACGGTGAGCGATAACATCAGTTCAATGGAGGTCTAACATGGCTGTTCTTACAAGGGTTTTGATTTCGGCTAAAACAGCCGAGGGAACGCAGACAACGCAATACACCGCGACGAACGTGACCACGATCATCGACAAGTTCACTGCGACCAATTATGACACGGTTGCACGCACGATCAGCGTTAACCTTGTGGCTTTGTCTGGCAGCGCCGGGAATGATAACCTGATCGTCAAGACCAAAACGCTTCAGCCGTCCGAGACATATACCTTCCCCGAATTGGTCGGCCAGGTTCTTTCTAACGGCAATTTCATTTCAACGATTGCCAGTACTGGCACGTCAATCAACATTCGCGCATCTGGCAGGGAGATCGCATAATGAAAAAGCCCATGATCATGATCGAAGGCTTTGCCGGTCTGCGTGAAAGCGAACCGTTCATCACTGCCTCGCAGAACAAGAAGAACACGCAAGTCGTGATCGACGATTGGATGCTCGGCCCTGAAAAGCCCAGCAACGAACGCGGTGCAAATCCTGAATATTGGCGTGCGCTTGGCAAGGCCATGCAGGTCGATGAGGCAGAAGCCCGTCGCCGCCGCTGTGGAAATTGCGAGTATTTTATTAACTCAACGCTCATGCAGGCAAAAATGGATAAAATCCCGTGGAACCAATGGGATGTAGGAGCGGGATTCCGTGGTTACTGTGAAAAATTCGACTTCATTTGTCATGACATGAGATCATGTCAGGCTTGGGAAGAACGTGAGGAAGAAGAAGATTAAATCGTGCATCCCTCATGGATGGCGCGTTTTGCATTTAGATATGCCTGATGTGCCTCATGAGGGCTTTTGAAAACACCAAGGTATTTGGTTTTTCCATTAACCGTTATTGCCGCAACGAATTTATCATCGGCATGATAACGGACGCCAAGGTAGCCAGTTTTGCTAGTGCGTTTAGCCTTCTTTTGATTTTGGGTATTTATACTTCTTGAAACGTCACGAAGGTTTGAAAATGCATTATTTCTTTTGTTGCCATCAATGTGATCAATTTCTGCAACCGGCCATTTCCCGGTTACGTAAAGCCAAGCAAACCTATGTGCCATCGTTCTAAATCCATCAACCATTATGGTCACATATCCGCTGGGGACATTGCATCCAGCACGCATACCAGCCTTCTTACGGCCTTTGCTTTGAAGATGGGTAAATTCGCCAGTCTCAGGGCAATAATGCACAAGTTCACGCAAGCGTTCTGCGGTAATCATAAAACACCTCATCACAGTGTTGCATCAGGAAAAACGCAGCAAGCGGTGATGAATCGCCTGTCCCCCGTCAGGTAAGCTGCGGATCAAGAATAATGATGACTATTGTTCATAGCAAGACAAATGTGTTATGGTCCAGCCACCGAGCGTTACTGAGCAGCCGGTAGCTCACCTTCAGGGGTTTTGAATGACGCTAGACGGCTCTCCTAAATACTGGCTTCGGCGGAACTTCTCGGAGGCACTTTGCCTTTCTGATGAAGCTTCTGATTGGCTGATTGCGCTTTGGGAAGTTATCCAGTTGTTCGACGATATTGCTGATGGCGATGCCATAGACCGCGATGATCTTGACGCTTCAATCTGGAACGCGCTGGTGGGAATGCCGTCCAATGGATTCTATCAAAGAAACGCGCACGTCCTTATACCGCTGATGAGCGTTGCCGTTCTAAAATGGAAAGCCTCGGATGAGGTGGAGCGCGATGGCCAAGCCTGTGCCACAAGCTTCGTCTGGCGCGCTGGTTATTATGATTTGGTTCTTGCCGCCGTGCAGATCGAGCATGGTTCGCAATTAGCTATGGATATTGGCCCTGTAGTTCTGAAACTATATGGCGAAAGCCTCGAAGATTATATGAAGGAAATGTCTGATGCCTGATCCAGTTACCGGCATAGGTGCGGCTGTTAGCGTTGGTGGAAGCTTGCTGAAAGGCAAGGGCGCAAAGAAGGCTGGTCAGCAGCAGGTAGAGTCCGAAATGGCGGCTATCGCAGAGCAGCGCGCGGCACGCGAAGAAACGCGCCGATTGCTTGAGCCTTATGTTGCCGCCGGTACTCCTGCACTTCAGCAACAGATGGCTGCACTTGGGTTATCAGGCGATGAAGCGCAGGCTGCTTATGTCGCACAGCAGGAGCAAAGCCCGATCTTCCAGGCGCTGGCCCGTCAGGGTGAAGAGGCTATGGCGCAGAGTGCGTCTGCGACTGGTGGATTGCGTGGTGGAAACTTCCAAGGTGCGCTTGCCCAGTTTCGGCCAAACCTTCTCAATCAGTTCCTTTCGCAGCAATATGAGCGTCTTGGAGGCTTGGCTAGAGTCGGTCAGACTTCTGCTGCTGGCGTTGGCGCGGCTGGAATGGAAACTGCACAGAACATAAGCGGGAACCTTCAGAATATTGGCGCGCAAAGGGCTGGTGTTTCTCTTTCTAAAGGCCAGATGTTTGGCGATATTCTTGGTTCATTTGGCGGCGTTGCTAAGGGGCTTTTCTAATGGTTCAGCCGGTTAACTATGCACAGCTTGCCGGTGGCTTTCAGGCCCCGCAGGAGGCATTCCTAAACACAATCAAGTTGCGCGAAGCTTATTTGCAGCAACAGAAGGCGGCAGAAGACGCTCGTCTAGCCAGAGAAAAAGCCATCCAGATGGAGGCTGCGCTTAAGGACTACACGACTGCGCCAACGCCGCAGAAACTTGCCGACTTGCATCTCAATTATCCCGCACTGAAGGAAAGCCTGAACGCCTATACGCAAACGCTTTCGGATGCAGATAAGAAAACCACCACTGAATTTGCCACGCAGGCATTTGGCCTAAATCGTTTTGGCAAGCCAGAAGCTGTTTTAAGCCTTTTTGATCGTTATATTTCTGGCGCTGAAGCTAGTGGTCGAACAGACATAGCACGCGTCATGAAAGACGCCAAAGAGACGTTTTCAGCGATAGACAATCAAGATGCCCGTGAAGCATTAATCGGCTCCGTTCTTGCTGGAACAGGCAAGGATGGGTTAGATCTTTATAAAAATATTTGGGCTTCAAACCTCGATCTAGATACGTCGGTAATCAAAAACATTGTGGCGCTGGGATACAAGCCTGGCACGCCTGAATTTCAGGCCGAATTGCGAAAGCAGATGGACAAGATCACAATCACGCGTCCAGACGGCACTTTCATTCAGGGAACACCTGATGAAATCCGTGCGGTTCTTGGGCAAGGTGGTGGAACTGTTTTGCCAAGAGTTGCCACTTTGGAAGAAGCTAGAAAGCTTCCTCCTGGAACTAGATTCATTGGCCCTGATGGTAATCCCTATGAAGTTCCTCAAAAAGGAGGTCAGACGGCATCCCCGTCTGGTGGCTTTCGCTAATGGTCGCACCGTGATCGGGGAACTTTTTCCTAATGCACAGGTCACTTCTGGTTATCGTGGGCCAGAACATCCGCTTTCAAAAAAGAACCCACGATCATATCATGCCAGTACGGCAGGCGCGGTTGATGTTCGCCCTATTCCTGGGGTGACGTTTGAACAATATTTGGCACGCATTCGTCAGGCTGGCTATCGAATTATTGAAGCCCGTGATGAGGTGCGTAATCCTTCAAAGAATGCTACAGGGCCACATTGGCACGTTGTGATTGGGAAATAAAATGGCTCAGAACACCGACTGGCTTAAAGAATTTAATCGTGTTGACGAACCCGTAAATAATGCGGGGCCTCTGGTTGTCGCTGGCGCTCCTCCAAAGCCTGAAAAGCCTACGGAAACATTCCGTGATGCTACTACGCAGGAAAAAATTGACGCACGCGTTGATCCTAACATGGCGTATCAAATTAATGAGGTAACTAAGGAATTAAAAGTGGTTGGCGGTCAGCCTACCGCAGCTCCTGCTGGAACCCTTGATCCCAAAACCGTTGAAGGTCGCAAACTAATTGCGCGAGGCATTTTAAGCAGCGTCGGAGTTGATCCTACTGGCGGTGTTGATCCAGTATCTGAAATGATCCGAAAATCAACCAGTGGCGGTTTGCAGAAACTTGGCGCTGAGTTAGTTGGAGACATTACTGGGGAGCCGACTCCAGGAATGGTGGAAATAGGAAGGCTTCGAGCAATTGCCTCAGACATGACTTTGCAAATGTCTGGCGGCAGTCTTGGCGCTGGAATGTCCAATACTGACCGCGACTTCATAAATGATCGCATGGGTGATGTTGCCAATCCTGATAAAACAGCGGGTGAGCGACTTGCCGCATGGGGAGAAGTTAAAAAACGTCTATTATCAGTTGCTGAACTTCAAGCTGGCGAACAGGCTGCTGGTGGTGGCGGGGGCGGCGTTGCTGCTCCGCCTCCTTTGCAGGTGGCAACAGGTGCTACATTTTCGACAGATCAAGATATTGCGAACGCAATGGCCCTAAATCAGCTTTGGGCTAATGGGGCAACCATTGATCAGATGAATGCAAAGTCAATTGAATTAACTACATCCCCGCTATCTCAAGCAAGCATAGAGTTTCTTCAGAGAAATATAAACAATCGCAATATACCCGCCGTCTCACCGGCTTCATCTGGGAAGCGGGAGGGTGGCGTACCCAGTGAATTGTCAGCGGTGGGAGCCGGTCTATTTCGTGGAGGCACGGCAAATCTTGGCGAAGAATTGGTTAACGTATTTGATCCAGCCGCTGCTGCAAAGCTTCAGGCTGCAAGTGAATACGCGCAAAGTGAAAGCCCGTATATAGCCGCAGGTTCCGAATTAATTGGCGGCGTTTTGTCTCCATTGGCACGCGTTGGGAATCTTGCCCGTGGCGCTAGTCCAATTGCACAAGAAGCATTGTCTGGCGCAGTCTATGGCACTTTATATGGTGCTGGTGAAGCCGATCCAAATGCTGGTATTAGAGATCGTCTTTCGGGCGCATTTATTGGCGGCGCAACCGGCGGCGCTGGCGGTGCTTTGGGCGGGAAAATAGCTCAATCACTTGGAGGTGGAAGTGCAGCAACGCAAGAAGCGGTGCAGGCAGCGGAACGTGCTGGGATCCCTGTCATGGCATCCGATGTTGTACCTCCCGCCACATTTGCTGGAAAAGCTGTTCAACAAGCTGGTGAACGCATTCCTTTGGTCGGAACTGGAGGAATGCGAGAAGCGCAGCAGCAAGCGCGAGGCGATGCTGTAACTCAACTTTTGACCGAATATGGTGTCAATGATCCAACATTGGCGAATAAGGTTGCAACCTCGCTATCTAGCACCCGCAAGGCTGAAATTAAAAAATATAAAGACATGAAGGATCAGGTGATTAATCCTTTAGCGTCTGCTGGTGTGGTTCCCGTCAATAATGCAATTCAAGCAATTGACGATCAAATCTTGCAGCTTAGTCGCCGCGCAACCCCTGCGGCAGATGAGGCAATTGCTGAATTGCAGAATATCAAGAACACCCTTCAGGGACGTGATTTATTTGCTCTTGAAGCATATCGAGCAGATGAACTTAGCAAAGCGTTTGCTGATGAAGCCAAGTTTTCCGTTGCTGCTCGTGACATTGGTGAAAAAGCCTTGCGTGCAATCTATGATCCAGTCCGCAAGGATATGGGCGAATTTATTCGCGCTAAGGGTGGCCCGAATGATTTTGTTAAATGGAAAGTAGCAAACAAAAAACTTGCTGAAGGTGCTGATGAGCTTAGGAATTCCACTCTCAAAACCGTACTAAAGGATGCTGATCAAAAACCGGAAGCGGTTTGGAGATTGCTGTTTAGTAGCAAGCCAAGTGAAGTTGCTACACTGTATCGCAATCTTGATGACCAGGGCAAAGCATCCGCTCGTTCTGCAATCATGGATAAGGTATTTCGTGACATTGCTGGAGAGGGCGGAACCATTGATGCTGTAACGCCTGAAAAGTTTGTTAATGCTATGCGTAAGCAAGGGGCGCAGCTTCGTATTTTCTTTAAGGGCGATGAGGCGGATCGAGTTCAAGGTCTGATTAAGGCTCTTAAACTAACTTCGCGTGCTGGTCAGGCCAATGTTATGACGCAAAGTGGTCAACAAGCAGTGCCAATTCTAGGCGCTGCTGGCTTGGCTGGCGCTGTATCTGGATGGCTTGGAGATACCGCAACAGGTTTTACCACTGGTCTTTCCACGCTTGCCGCTGCGGGAACCATTGGTGGTCTTGCACGCATTCTTGAAAGTGGCCCAGTAAAGAATGCATTGCTTGCCATGCAAAAAGCAAAGCCAATTGATCAGAACAAGGCGGCTCAACGTGTTATTGAAGCTATTCGATCAGCCTCTGCCCAAGCTGGCGGCAATCTGCCTTCTTCTGAGCCGATGCCGCAATGACCTTTCCAAACAACGCAACTTCAGATATACAGAGCGCGCAGGAGATCGTTTAATGGGCGCACCCACGATCAAGGTTCCGTTTCCCACCTTTCAAGATCGAGCTGGTCAACCTCTCGACAATGGGAACGTATATATTGGCACAGCGTTTACGGATGCAGAAACCAATCCCATTCAGGTTTATTGGGATGATGCTTTAACCATTCCTGCTGCCCAGCCGATCAAGACTTCAGGTGGCTATCTTTACCGCAATGGCACTGTGTCCAATGTATTCGTAAATGGCGATTACAGCATGACGGTGCGCGATAGCAAAGACACTTTGGTTTATAGTGCTGAATCAATTTTCAGCGTTCTTGGGCAAGGAACCGTTCAAAATCTTTCTGGCAATGGCACGGATGTCACGTTTGCAATAAACTTTGTCCCATCGCTTGTTTTCATCAATGGTGTGTATCAGTTCCAAAACACTTACAGCATTGTTGGAAATGACATTGTATTTTCTGAAGCGCCTCCCTTTAACTCCAATATAGAATTGGTAGCGTAATCATGGCTGATGCAAAAATCTCTCAATTAACTTCAGCTACGGCCCTGGCTGGCACTGAGGTTGTCCCAGTTGTTCAAGGCGGAATAACCAAGAAGGCGACGATTGATCAGATTTTATCTCCCGCTGCTGGCAAAGGCATCGACTTCAGCGCAAACACCGGCGCGGCTGGCATGACCAGCGAATTGCTGAACTGGTATGAGGAAGGCGTTTGGACACCAACATGGAGTGGCGGGTCAGTCACTGTAAATCAGTCTAGATATACAAGAATTGGGCGTCAAGTAACATGGATTTTTGACCTTACATTCGGCGCATCAGCTTCTAGTAGTGACTCTGACCTCACATTGCCGTTTACTGTTGGCGGCGGATGGGGTGCTGGTTCGATAAATTTCACAGACATTTCTGCCACCGTATCTGTAAATATAGACGGTACGGCTAGTAGACTATTGCTTAGGTCCGCCATAAACGCAGGCAACATATCTTGCGCGACAGCCGCCACTAAACGTATTATCGGCGTCGCAACTTATTTTGTATAGGGGTTAAAAAATGTCGCTTACAAAAGTCACAAATAGCATGATAGTGGGCGCGGCAATCAACCCCCAAGATTACGGCGCTGACAACACTGGCGTTGCTGACTCTATCACCCAGTTGAACGCCGCTAAGGCGGCAGCAGCAGCAAACAATTTGCCTCTGTACCTAAACGGCACGTACAAAATCAGCGCGACCCTTAATCTATCATCCGTCAATGTTGTTCACAGCGACAACGCATTAATTATCCCAACATTTGATGTGGGGTCTGCGGTTGAATATTCCGCGCCACAAGGCGACTTTATTGAAAATATGAAGTTACTGGGGAATTTGACCGTTGAGTGGCCAACTCAGGATTGGACAAAAGAGCGAACATCTTTCTATATATCTAACGTCTACAACGGTGAATTTCACATCAGCAGCCGCAAAGCCACTAGAGGCTTGGTTTGCCTCGGTAACGACAAAGGCGTTGTTTACAACAATTTCCATCTAGGCGACTTTTTCAGCAACAGCGTTGGTGTTTGGTTAGACGCCGTAAACTCAACTGGTTGGTGCAACATGAACCGCTTTTACGGGGGCTATTTCTATGGAGATGGTAACGTAACAGGTTCGTTATACGCTGCTTATGCCTCGCACATCTACACTGCGTCATCACCCTATCAAGTCAACGGCAACGTGTTTTTGTACCCATCACTAGAATGGGGAACTACGACCGGCGGATTTAGATTGACGCGGTTTGGAGGACTAAGAAATAAACTTTTTATCGGCTACACAGAAATCGTAAACTTTTTAGACACACCTTGGTTTATTATTTCCGGCACTCAAAACTTTGTAGATTGCACGCAAGTTCCTTATGTAACAGGTTACGACCCTAATGTTGCTGGGGCATCTCAACGCATTGACGCTTCAACGGCTGTTGACCCTTGGATTGCGGGCGCGGAGGGTTACGTCGATCTGGAAAATCAAGGGTCGCAAATTTGGAAAACAAATAGCAGCACCAAGCCACCTATGTGGTTGCAAAATGCAGGTGACGGCAGTTCTTTACGTCTGCAAAACCTTAGCAGCAGCAGCAATTCAGCTTTAGAAATTACCAACGCAGACGGCTCGGCAGGGGTTGGAATCCCCGCAACAGGTATATGGACCGTTTTTAATGGAACACGAAAAATTCTTTGGTCAAGCGCAGCAGCACCGGCTTCTGGCACTTGGACACGCGGCGATATTGCATGGAACGCGGAACCCTCCGCTGGCGGTCCTCCGGGGTGGATGTGCGTAGCTTCAGGGACTCCCGGCACATGGAAAGCAATGGCTAATCTTGCCGCTTAACCGAGATTGCCAGACTGCATCAAATGATTGGGTGATTACTGTGAACCAAGAGAATGTCCTGACTGTCAAAATAGATATGCTTCACAGCGATGTGGTTGATATGAAAACCGCGCTGAATGAATTATCTAAGGCAATCACCAAGCTGGCGCTCGTTGAAGAACGTCAGGCGCAGACTGCCGATGCCTTGGAGCGTGCGTTCAAAGCTATTGGCAAGATCGAAGATCGGCTTTCCGCATTGGAATTGGCTGCACCAAAGGCAAAAGAAACGAACGCTTGGGTAGATAGATTCATTTTAGCTTTGATTGTTGCGATAATGGGCTTTGTTGGGACAAAGCTCGGAATTTTATAAAAAGCATAATGGGTCGTCGCAGCCCGTAAATTTGATGGGTGTGCATTATAGTTAACTCATATTTTGAGGTGATTGATGCCCTATGTCGATCCTAAACTTTTTGACTTTTGCGACACCGACAGACAGCGCGAAATTTTAAGCCTGATTGATGAATTAGGCAGCGGTAAATTAGTAGCTGATCGGCTGGGCGCTCATCGCTCAATGCCGCACAAAATCTTAAATCGAGTTAAACGAAACGCAGCACGTCGGGGTTATTCTCCTGATCACGATATGGTGCGACCAGTGCCTGAAGGCTATTTGGTCAAGGGCGTTTCGACCTATTACGACAGCGAAGGCAAAGCACGCGGTCAGTGGGTTAAATCTGCTGTCAGCCACGAGCAACAAGCTGCGCTTATGAAGGCGACAGTTGAGGCGATGGCAGAGGAAATTGTTCCGTGCGCGCCAGTGGCGAGGCGGGGGGATTCTGCCTCCAGTATGGCAGACCTTTGCAATCTTTATACCTACAGCGATTTCCATCTTGGCATGCTGGCGCAAGAGGAAGAGGGCGGGGCAAACTGGGACATTAAAATTGCAGAAGATACGTTAATTCGTAGCTTTGAAATGATGGTAAACCAGTCTCCGAAAGCTGCTTGCGCCGTTGTCAACATCCAGGGCGATATGCTGCACAGCGATGGCTTGCTGCCAGTAACTCCGGCAAGCAGGCACGTTCTCGATCAAGACGGAAGATTTAGTCGCATTGTAGCAACCGCGATCCGCTCCATCCGCCATCTATGCCGCCTTGCGCTAGAGCGTCACGATCAGGTTCATTTGGTGGTTTGCGAGGGCAACCATGATGAGGCTAGTTCTGTTTGGCTCAGACTTATGTTTGAAGCCCTTTACGAAGATGAATCTCGACTTACCGTTAATTCATCTGAATTGCCTTATTACGTTTTTGAATGGGGTGAGACAATGCTCGGCTTCCATCATGGACACAAGGTAAAGAACGAGCAGCTTCCATTGCTTTTCGCGGCGCAATTCCCAGAGGCTTGGGGGCGCACCAAGCGCAGGGCAGTTCACTGCGGTCACCGCCATCATTGCGACGAAAAGGAATATAACGGCGTAACGGTCGTGCAGCATCCCACAATTGCCGCTCGCGATGCCTATGCTGCCAGAGGCGGATGGATTGCAGATCGTGCGGTTCAAAGCATTACTTACAGCAAGAAATATGGGCAAGTGGGGCGTGTATTTGTAACTCCTGAGATGTTGCGCGATGTCTGAGGATGGCCTCAAGACTTGCATCGCTTGCAAGCAAGATCTTCCTTATGAAAATTTCATTCGATCACGGGGGCGGCCAGATGGCCGCTACCCATACTGCCGGAAGTGCGATTCTCAAAAAAGGGCAAGCAAAAAGGCTGAAGATCCAGAAGCCGCAGAAAAGGCGCGGCTTGCAAAGAAGGCTTACGACGCATCCTACAACGATAAAAACAAAGATCGCAAAAGAGCAAACGCCATCAAAAATTATAATGATAACAAAGAAGCTAAAAAAGCCTACATTCGCAAGTGGCAAGAAGCCAACTCAGATTTGGTGAAAGCATATAAGCAAACCTCCAAGATAAAGCGAAGGTTGACATGCGAGTCCGGCATGAGTTCAAAGGACTTTTCTAATTGGAAGCGCAGTCAAATAAAAATTTGCTATTGGTGCGGTGGCAAATGTGATAAAAATTATCATGTTGACCACTACATTCCCTTGTCTCGCGGAGGTGAACATAAGGCCGAAAATTTAGTAATTTCGTGTCCAACGTGTAATTTGCAAAAACACGCAAAAGACCCATTTGATTTTGCTAAAAAAAATGGTCGTTTATTCTAGAAGGGCTGACAGCATGAACAGCAATTTTGACGAAGCCTTGAAGCTCGTTCTGGCTCACGAAGGCGGATACGTGAACGATCCGCATGACAGAGGCGGGGAGACTAACAAGGGCGTTACCAAGGCGGTCTATGACGCCTATCGCAAGACCCGTGGGCGTCCGATCCAATCGGTAAAGTTTATCACCGAGGATGAGGTCAAAGCCATCTACAAATTCCAATATTGGGATCGGGTGCAGGGAGACTTGCTGCCTCGCGGCCTTGACTACGCCATGTTTGACTATGCGGTTAATTCTGGCGTCGGCAGGGCGGCGAAGCATCTGCAGGGCGTCATTGGCGTACCTGCGGATGGCGTTATAGGGGCGATCACGCTTTCAGCCATAAGATCACCCGTGAATACGATTAACGCGCTGTGTGACCGTCGTATAAGCTTCCTGCGTAATTTGGATACATTCTGGCGCTTTGGTCGTGGCTGGACGCGCCGCGTTGCTGATGTGCGCAAACACGCTCTGGATATGGCAGAATGAAACTGCCGCCGATCTTGACGTCAGACGGTCGCAGGGCTTGGGCTTTCCTTGCCCTGCTCGGTGGCAGCATTGTCATGACGGTGTTTGCGGCGGTTGGAGTCTATATTGTACGCAAAGATAGCGGACTTTCTTTCTGGCTGGCTATGGCGGCCCATGTGCAGATCATTGTCGGCATGACCGGCTTCGGTGCGCTTCTATACAAACGCACGATCAAGGCTGGCCGTGATGGCGTAGAGATTAGCGATCAAGGGGATAGTGATGTTTAACCC